AGTATAAGTAATTAACTTTGTGCCTCCCATTATTTGCCAAATACGCCAACACCGGGAATAGAGAAATGAATTGGTTCCTTTTGGGGCATAGTCACGGACGCAAACACGTAACACTTCCGCTGTAAAACCATTCATCAGCGTGGCCGACAACGGGTTCCCGACAATCGCAACACCGATAAGCTCGTGACCGTTACTGACTCCGATAGCCCACTTGCCACCATTCCGAGCGGTACGGCCATTGTGACGGTGAAAATTCGCCACAAAATCATTTGCTTCTCGGAGTGTAATTGGTATTGCTTGCAGTTTACTCAAAGTGTATCCTCATAACGCCCGGCTTGTGATGCGGCGGGATAGCGGGCGATGAACCCGACCGAACCACAACACCTCACCGGAAGTACGAAGCTCGAAGTGGCGACGTTCCCCGCCGTCACCTCAAAGCCGATTGTTATGCCCTATCTTCCCATGCTCACGTTATAATCAGTTGCTATATTCAAATATTTTCTCGCTTCTTTCCCCCACACAGGATCATTCCTTAATTCTTCAATTTTGTCCCATTCTTCAGCAGCAGCAAGATGCTCAATCAAATGTTTTTTGCCATAATCATCAATTTTATTTTCTTGGTCTTTCATAATATTTTTCCCTCGCGTCTAACTCGACGCATAACATGGTTTAGCGGGAGAGTCACCCGCTAAACACAAGTTAATCTCCGTATGTTTGGGCTGCGCCGCTGCGTTCCCATTCTTCTTTTGTCGTCAATTCGCCCTTACTTATCGAATCGACATCTTGCGTATCTTGCCATTCCTGACGACTTGCGTTAATACCCTGTCGTACAAAGGTATTGACTAAATAATTAACGCTTCTGTCTCGCAATTGTGCCAACTTTTCCAGAGCCTCTTTCATCTCTGGTGTAAATCGGCAAGTATGTTGTTTCTTTCCCATGTGAGTCACCTTGACTCATGTTGAATTGTTTGTCAAGAAAATAATATTATTATTATTCATTGACTGTGTAATTTCTACTTCCCTGCTCAAAATACATCACCCCGTACCTCGTACAGTCAGGGGCTTCGTCATCTATTTTGTTGACGGCTTCCTTGACTTCTGAGCCGTCCCTCACTTGTTTATAATGATATGTCTCAAGCTGACTCTGGGCGATTGGACAACGTGGAGAAACGTACAGCCGCGCCTTGTGCCGTGCATCTAATTTGAGATGGCGGTTGACGGCCTGTATGCTCAAATCAACGCCCTTGTTCCCGGTTCCGGTTGCGCTCTTTATCGCGGGGATCGTAAATATTGCCATATCTCCCAGCCCACCTGATTCTAATTCCGCACGGTCTTGCGAGTCATGATCTGCGATTGTTGCCTCAATCGTCAAGAATTTCGGCATGTCTTGTAGGAGCGTGGATTCGTGGCCTTTCGTCTTGTCGTAAATGATGCGAGCGTGTTCCGCAAGGAGTGTTTCGTTCTGATGGTGTTCATCGTACAACCACAGAACACCATCGTCATCCTGAGCCATCCAGAGGCAATAGAAGGGGTGATTGTATCCAAAATCAATGACTCGTATCCGTCGCCACGATGCTGATATAAAAGGCTCCTCTGTGAGATTATGAACCGATGCATTGAACTCCTTAAAACACGCGCCGGAAAGCGTCGTAAACATGCCATAAAACCGCCTATCAATCTCATCTTTGGTCATCCTGCCTTTTTGCTTGGCCTTCGCTGAATCGGATATGAACTTATTGTCAAGCAGAGAGACATTCCAACATTCGATGTCGGGGTCTGGTGTGTGGTCTTCCCGGTTGTCCTTGTTTCTCATGTAGAGCCGTTTATACATCCAATTCTTTCCGAGAATCGGCGTGGCGGAAACAAACACATATCCGTCATTGTCCAGGATGCGAGAAAGACAGTCGTTAAAAATGCCCTCTGCCTCCGCTGTGATGCGTTGGCCGTCTTCGTCAAGGTGTATCGCCTTGACAGAGTTCGCAGAAAATGAGCCAGAACCTGACCGCCATGTCTTGTATTCCATCACTGTCCCATCATGCAAGGATACTACCAGGGGGATTCTATTTGACTTTCTCCATTCGATTTTCTTGATTTCACCAGGGGCAAACAAGAGCTTGTGCCATTCCCAAATAGCTGTCAACTTATCCTCTGTAAGGGCGGCAAACCAAAAGAGGCAACCGGGGAACCTTCGCATTAGTGAGAACATCTCAAAGGACACCGTGCCGGTTTTGCCGGATCTGTCCCCTCCGAACAGGGCTTTTATGTGCTTTGTAGACTTGTGGAAGGCTTCAGCTTGCCAGGATGCTGGCTCGTAGGGGGGGTAAATCAGTTGTGATGGTGGTGGCGTGGAGTGCTCGGAAAGGATGCTTTGAATGCTCATCTTATTCCATATCATTCAGGCTCTTCGGATACTCGCTTTCCCTGCTTTATAAGTTCAATGAGTTCATCACGCCGGAACTCTTGCAAAAACGCAAAGATGACTCGTTTTATCTCATCTGTGATTGACTTCTTCCCTGCTAACTTCTTAAACTGCGTGGCGACAATCATGTTGAGAGCCGCCTCTGTTACGCTCTGTCTATTCAGCATAAGCTCCACAGCCCACTTTGACGCGCCGGTCTGCGTAACGCTCTTTAATTCAAGCTTCCCGGTCTCTGCGTTGACAAGAGAGAGTTTTTTGAAAGAACCGTGCGTCAAGTTCTGTTCAACCGCGTCCATTGCTTTCTGAATGAGATCCGCCCGTCGCGTGGGGTCGCTCTGCGTTTTGATGTGTTTCAGTTCGGCATGAAAATCAGGATGCTGTTCGAGGTATGCGAAAAAAGAGCTTGCGTGTTTATAGGTTGTGAGTAACCAAGCATCAGTCAACGTGCCGGTCGCCTGTACGAACCCCTTGACAGCGTGCCGCATCTCTTCGTTATCCAGTGCTGAAGCTTTCTTTTTCCGTGGCATACCGTTCTAAACTCCATTTACTACATTAAAAGGCGAAACTATTATTTTTTATGCTTTTCATGTAGGATAACCGGAACCGCATTTTTCCATGTAATTTGATGGTGTAATCGCCTATGATGGCTAATCATCATTTTGACTTTAACACAAGAAGGGGCGTACATTACCGTATAAAAACTCTTAATATATGTTCCTGAATTTTTATAAATGTCTGTCATTCCTCCGTCGGAATGCTGTGTCGTTTTTTGTATAATGGATACGTTTGGAACAGTAAAAAATTGCCAGCCTTTTGCCCCTAAAGAAATGTATGTGTTGACATCTTCATTTATTCTACCTGTGAAAGTAAACGCTCTCTCTATACAACAAAAAAATGTATTCATGCATTTCCGGCGGCGATAGCCCTTAACCATGCTACTTTCATGCGCTCCGATAAAGTCGCCATTTTGTGCAATTGCAATTGAGTCGGATATAGTCTGTTTGTAATACTTGAATAAAGCAGAGAAAATTAAACCAATATTCTTTATTGGTTTCTCCATGTATTCCATTCTATCGTTAAATTTATACACAAATGACGTATAATCATCATCTAATTCGATAAAGTATTCAAACCCCAAATCTTTAGCAATTTGAAAACAAGCGTTCCTGGCGTAAACAATCGTTCTTCTATCTCCAAAGTTATCACCTTCGTCAAATGTCTTTGCAATAGCCGATTTGTCGAACATGATGACCTCATCACCATAGTTCTCGTAATACTTGTCAGCGGTTTCGTCTTCATTGTCAATGATGACGAATATCTGGCCTGTGTATCCTTGCTTGCGTAGTGTTTTGTACGTTATGACGTTATCAGGACGGCCATGCGTTAAAATGAAGACACAGAAATCATTCATCTGGATACTCCTCTAAATACTGCGCTGCGATTTCTTCTGATAACTTTACATATCCTTGTTCTATCGCCTGCTCAAAGTCAATTATAATGAGAGCAGACTTCTCCATTAACGCCTGAACAGGCTTTGGAGAGTTTGAGTAATAATCAGCGATCTTCTGATAATCGAATACTGTGTGCCTTTTAGCAGCTTCGATAAGAAAAGCCTTTTCCGCCTCTGGAATGTCTGCCTGTTGTATTTCTTCCATGAGTTCAAGACTTTTGGTCATGTCGAAAAGTTCTGTGATTCCAGGCTTTTCGTTTTTAGGCTCATAGACAGGAGCCTTTATTTTCTTAGTGTATGTGTCGTCATGGTCACCGTCTTCCTCTTCTTCCCCCGGCATGGACGTGTCAATGCTTTCCAACCATCCCGGCGTCACACCGGGAATGTCGTCAATATTTGGCAGGCTTGCAAGGAGTTCGTACAGCTTTGTGGTGTCTGGCAGTGCCATCGCAGGCAGGGAGTTATCGGCTATCAACAACGCTCTCTGCTCATCTTCCGTCAGGCCGTCCATCACAACAGCCTCTATGTGTGTCCATCCCTTACGTTTAGCCGCTTCGACTAAACCGTGCCCGGCTAAAATGACACCATTCGACACGACAATATTCTTGAACTGCTCAAACTTTTCGAGACTCTCGCCCAGTGCGTCAAGCTGTTCATTCAAGTGCTGATTGTAGTTATCAGGATGCGCTCTGAGCGTGCCTATCTCTATTCGTGTCAATTCCATAAGTTACCCTCTTAAAAGACAATATACGTCCTTGTGTGCGTTCTGTCAATGTTTACAATCCATACTTGCCAGGCTCGAACGCTAAACCCGCATCTTGTGACGTTTTTTCAGACTCAGGTTCAATTCTTATGTTTCTTGACTGTCCGACGTTATCCAGCAACCAACGCAGGGCGGCAATTTGTCCACCCTGCTGATACATTATCCCCTCAAATATTTTCCATCTGCGAACATCGGCAGGAAGGTTCTTTCGGAGCCCACCCTTGATCATATTGTACGCATGGTATCCTTTTACGCTCATAATTTCGCCTCTTTCAGGAACTGATAAGAATGATATTTTTGCAGGCCATGAAGAACGGAGAACCTCGCTGTGTCCTTCGCGCCCGTCTCGTCTGTCGCTAATTCAATTCGTTGACAGATACCGTCAAACATATCGAAAATAACCTGATGGTCATGCAACAATACGCCGCCCGCCAATATGACGGAACCCCTGTCATCGGTATCGAAACCGATTTTTGCCAGATACCTTGAGATCTCAGATCTAAACTTTTCTTGCCCGAAATACATAGCTGTCATCTCGCCCAGGATAGGCATGAAATCGAAGTGTTTACCCTTGTAAGTATAGTCACCTTCCCGCATGATTTTGAGTAATTGAACCTGGTTTAAATTGCGCCCCGTGCATTCGTAGACCACACGCGCAAGTTCTTCTTGAATTTCCAGGAAACCGAAGAAGACACTATGCGTTTCAAGCGTGGCAAAACTCCCTTTAAATAGGCAAAACTCCGCGCTGTTAGTGCCAAAACATCCGATAAGAACTTGCCCATCCGAACACATGCGATCCGCCCCTGATGCCGTCAGCCTATGCCCTTCCCACCGGAAAAGAGCATGATACGTGACCGCCGCACCTTGCTCAATCGCCTCAACTGATGTGAACGTGACCATTCTCGCCTTGTGTCTGTCGATACAAATTGAATCCATCATGAGCCAGTCTCTAATGTCCTTAATTTGGCTGATATGTTGCGCCGGTAGAGCCAGAGCCAGGGAGACGTTGACATGTTCTGAACATCCAATTGTATCCAGCACTCTTGCGACCGCGAACAACAGCCCCAACCGAAACTGGTTTGTCAGGTACGTTTCGGAGTCCCTCGTAATGGGGGATGGGTTGAAATCCTGAACCTGCTCGCCTACTAAACCGGCATACTCTGCCGGGGATGATATTGACCAGGAATCCAAACCTAAGAAAGGGGATTGTGACGGATAAAATAACGCCGGAAATATGAACTCTTGAATATTGCCAAAACTCGTAAAAAAGCTTATCTTCCATTCGCTCGTTCCGGGATCGCCTTGCATGTAAATTGTTGGGTTCTCGATACTCGTTGTCATTGTGGTTTCTCCTGTTGGTGCGTTCATGGTGACGTGATAGGGCTAAGATGTCACCATTTATTATGAAAATAAGATGCTGTGGTGTTACGTTGTCCCCACCATGACCCCACCATGTCACTATGTCAAGTTATTTTATCGGATATTGTGGTTCAGCCTGCCGTGATGCGAAGACGGCAGGCCATACATCATAACTTTAGCCGGGGATTCCTCTATTGATTAGTTTAGAATCACCTTGTAAGCACTTCTCTATTCTACCTGTGGGCATCACCTCCAAAGTATTTCTTGATCATGTTGTCATGGTGTTCTCTAATACTCCTTTCCATTCTGGCTGTCTTCTTCACGGGCTTGACTGCAAACCACCTGCGGAGAAGTCCTTCTTCGTTGGCTTTTCGCTTGATCTCATTCCGAGAACGACCAAAGAACTTTTCCATAAATTCTAAAGTGTCAAACGCATACCGAATATGTAATTGACAGAGATGATATTCCGACCAATTCTTTTTATATTCTCGTTTTATGCCCAGAGATTTTCGGCAGTGTTCGCCGATGGCTCTCCATTCTCTGCCAAGACGTGCTACTATTTTTTCAGGGTCGCCTCTTGGAAATTCGAGTTTAAGATACTCATCTTCCCAGGCGGCATACAGGTTTGTTCTATTTGCCACTCTTCCCTCCTATCTTTACTGACATGTGACCCCATGTTTGGGGGTCGTACAACCCAGCAAGTGCATGTATGTGAGCAGTCAATTCGCTTTTTCCGTCCTGTCGGTTCCTGGTGTACTCTGAAATATACCGTTGTCTTTCGAGCCATTTGAGATAACCAGGTATAACTATGTCTGCTGTCTTTTTCGGCATGGTTATTTTCTCCTATAGCCTCCGCCGGGTTGCTCCACAAAATCACAGAGTTCCGGGCGTGTGTTCGTTTGTATTTTAGTGTCTTCGTGGAATCTCGAATGACACCGTTTGCAAAGTGTCACGCAGTCCTTTGTCTCTCTGGCAAATTCTGCCTTGTGCGCGTAGCTTCGATGATGTGCTTGTTTGCCTACCCGATTGCATAGGACACACCTCCCACCATCTCGAAGCAGTACAGCAGACCTGACGCGATCCCAGTGTGCTGTTCGGAGATATTTGGAATATGATAGTAGAAATAATTCATCTTGTGTTAATTCTTGTTTCATGATACTTTAACCATGTTGTGAAGATTTATGAAATAACGGGGGAAACTCGTTCCCATCCACCGCCTTTTTTCATGGCTGAATACGTCTATTAACATATACTCTTCTCCGTTCTCATTTTCCATGCACGGTTCAATTACCTTGATTATTGCCTTTGATCCGGCAGCGTAATCAATATAGATTTCGTCTTTTTTGAATTTTGTCATAGTTTCTCCTGCCATTTCTCTTTAAGCTTTTTCCGGCCTGTCCTATTTTTGAGACTCTTGAGTGTGACGATAACGCTTTTAAGGTATAGCGTCAACGCCCTTGCCTCAACCATCGAAAGGGTAGCGTAAGAAAGTTTATGGAGTTCTCCAATAAGTCTGTCCCTTGTGAGTTTTGGTGGTCTTTTAGAGTTCATGCAGCAGCCTCCACAAATTCAACGCTCATATTTTCACCGCTGACGAATTCAACGGCCATTTCGACTTCGTTCTGGAAATCTTGCAAGGCGACCAGTGAAGCCACAGGCACTCCAATTTTTACGAATCCATTGACTGACACGATATTCGCACCTGCCAGGAGCTTTCCCACATAGGCGTTTTGCCTCATGACGGCGGCCTGTAAGCTCTCAAAAAACTCAGGTTCTTCTATCCCCGCCCGATGCAAAACAGACTCAGGAATCGCCACGCCGCGTCCCTGCTCAGGAAAAGGCGGCGCGTCTGACGTATCAATGCCTGACCTCAACGTTTCAAACACCATGCCTGCCGGGTTGGTGAGATTGTCCCATGATACGGAGTCTCTAACGTGTCGGAATGCTCCTTCAATTTCTTCTTTGGAATATCCTTCTTTTAGCATAGCGAATAATCCACCTTGTTCAACATTGGGGAAGCCTGCATCTTTTACGCTTTTTAAAACATTAAAAAACCAATCTTTGTCATCATCATCATTACTCAATGATGATGTAGATGTATTTATTAATGTCTTTTTATATGTACTTATAGCGTCCTTTTTTGGGGGGTCGGACGTGCCGTCTTGCCCTACTGAAATAGGCATCTGCGTATTAGCCACAGGTTTACACGTATTAACCACAGGTTTACACGTATTAACCACAGGTTTACAGGTATTAACCACAGGTTTACAGGTATTAACCACAGGTTTACAGGTATTAACCACAGGTTCACACCCTTCCTCACTTTCGGCTATATCAGAGACTTTGGAGGATGTTTTTATGTATATCCTCCGCCTGTGTTTCTTGTCATATTCAAGGCGTATGTAGCCTTGTTTCCTAAGCTGCCCTACCCATTTCGAGACAGCTTGACGGCTTACTCCGTAAAGTTCCGCAAAATATTCGTTCTCTGCCGTGCAATATCCAAATAATTTCGTCAGGGCTGTAATTTCTCCATAGAGCAGTTTCGCGTTCGGATAAATCTTCTTATCATACCGGACATCAGCCGGAATGATGGCGAAATACGCCGGGTTTTGTTTCTCTTGTTTTTCTTCCATTCGTTTCTTTCCTCTGTTCCGTTCTTATCCTCGCACACGTGGCATCAAAATTGACACAACAATCTTCTTCTTGACATGACTTACACATCTCGATAATTCGCAACTGTTCTGCGTTCATTTCTTCTTTCATGTTGTTTACCTTATTTTCAGTAGCGTCTTATATGTCTCTATTACGTCATTCGTACAATCCATCACGACTGTCAAATGATCGCCAGGGTTCCCCCTGGCGATTGCGTGCGGTATTTCCGCACCGGTCAGCGTCTTCTTGTACTTAATATTCAACTCGTCGCAGACGGCATGTAGGGAAATCATCAGGCGGTGTGCGTCTTCGCAGTTGTATTTCCTGATAAAATCAACCATCAGATCAACCTGGTTTTGGCTGTTTTCAGGCTTCAAGATTTCAGGCAACTTGACATCGTTCCGTCTACAGGCAAGCCTCATTTTTGAAAAATCGAACTTAAACGAGTTGAACCCGACAATCCTTGAGTATTCAGACGAACACGAGTCAAGAAAATCAGTAACGCCAACCATCATCTCTTTCTCGCCTTCAAACATCCTGGCGTCAACGCCTTCATCCCTTAATATTGACAAATCATCTCCTGATAAATTGAGTGTTGAAAAGTTTAGAAGATTCCCATCTGCGGCTAATCCGATACATCCAATAGGAGCGGCGTTCAGACATGCACTCTTTTCCCGTATCTTATCACACTCTTTTTGATATTTATCATTAATTTCCTTCTGATACGCCGCGATCTTTTCAGCGTCCCTGTAGTTTCTGGGGACGTTCCCCCGTTCTATTTCCGCACATGCGGACAGGACAAACTTTTCAGACGCATGACGAGTCTCGATGTCTGTTACAAAATCACGAACATTCATCATGATTTCATCCCCCCTTTCTTGTATTCTGGCGGCTGGGATTTGCGAGTGTCAAGGATTCCTTTGAGATACAATTCAGTGAATTTACTGTAAATGTCATCGACTGACGTTGCCTCAAAGTCTACAATAGAATCCCAAAGCATTCCTTTGTTCGTGTCGATACGTAGCTTGACATTTCTGACGTGAAACGTGCCTGACAGCGTTGTCGTAGCGTCTACATCTGGTGTTGACTTCATTCCTTCAGATCTCGTTTCTGTGAGGTCTTCTTTCATTGTGCTCATAATGGTTTCTTCTCCTGTGTTTGTTGGTTTGCGTTATCTTCATACAAAATTGATAATAGAGCGGTGTGCCTGGACAAATGACTCCGCCTCCCTCTTTACTTCTGACTCATTCCCGGTAAATAAAATATATTTCATTAAAAAGGGGTGCATCCTGCTGCTAAAACGCTCAAGACAATAGATGCTACTGCGAACGCTGCTAAACTTACAAAATTAATTACTTCGTTTTCCATTGGCATATTTAGCCTGTAATATCGGCAAAGCGATTTTGACCGCTTCACGATACAAGAAGCTAACTCCTGTGTTTTTCCTTCCGTTATTCTCCTTGACGATGGCAGGTCTGACGCCTGCCATCTTTAAGAGAGTTTCATAATCTTTTTTGATTTCTTGCGTACCATTAAAACTCAAGATTTCTTTTTTCTCATTCATGATTCTATACCAGTTCTTCGAGGTTTTCCGCCATAGAGTAGCGAGCAGACCTGAACTCAGAATTATCATTCTGCGTGATATGATCAAGCCATGTCAAGAAGTCGTTTGGCAGATTTTCGATTGACGAAAATTGGAACACATCATATAACTGCTCAGGGGACAGGCTTCCACCGGTCTTTATTTCGTCAATAACTGTTTGAACGTCGCATTCCCCCGCGTCCAGGCGGTCAACTACTGAATCATACACGCTCTGAAGATTTTTGTAGACGATCCCGTCAAACATTTCAAGATAATCTTTTTTAGCGGGCGAGGTTTGCGCGACTGTATTCCAGTTGTTTTTGGATGCGATCCCCTTCGAAGAGGAGTCAAGGTATGCTCTCAAAAAGTCGATAGCTTCACTGATGTCATCCAACGCCTCTTTCAATTTTGATTCTGTCAGAGATAATCTGTCTGAAAGGTTCTGGCGGGCGTTCATCTCTTCTTTTGTGAGGTGTCCCGATTTGTACGCTTCTAAAATGTGGATTCCTGAAAGGATGAAAGGAGACCATGTAGGATCGACGTAAAGAAGAGCCACCACTTCATGATGTGTTTTTTGCTGCTCGTTCAGGATGATATTTTGACGAGTAAGCAGGATTTCGAGAAGTTGTTTAAGGTCTTCTTTGTGGGCTGAATCGGCTTTGTGACCGGCTTCTGTGGTTATCATCTGTTCTCCTTTACAGAAAGTCGAAAGGATATTTCGACTTTTGTTGTTGGCTGCTATTACGTTTTTAACTTGTTCTAAATACATTGGTTTATCTCCTGTTGTTGGTTTGGTTTATGTTGGTTAATACGTTTACTCTGAACTTGCGTGTAGAGCAGATATGCCATTAAGCATTTACTCCGCTGTTACCGTCAAACTCATTATGTCTAAAGTAAGCATAAAACCTTTTTTTGTCAAGTAAAAACATAAAATATTTATAGTTTTGTGTAAAAAACAAGGGGAGGAAACCACTCCCCCCCTCATACTAACCAACATAGGAGATCAAGAGAGAGGTTGGGAGCCACGCTCTTGAGAAGAACCACAGGCATTCTCTGTGATACAGTATAAGCGATTTTGTCGAAAAGTCAAGGGGAACGGACGTATTTTTATTTTGAGATTGACAGGCGGCCTATTATGCACTATATTAATTACGCTACCCAAACATGTTTCATTAGGCCAGGAGACTCTTGAAGTGGCAACGCTCAAGACGCGATAAATCGCGGGTAGCAGTCTCCCGGCCTTTTTTTGTGGAGAATCGAATCATGGAAAAAGAATTTCATCCAATCGCCAACATATTCCCTATGATGTCAGAAGAGGAGACAAAGGGACTGACAGAGGATATTTCACAGAATGGATTAAAGGAGTCAATCTGGTTACACCCTGACGGACGTATTATTGACGGTAGGAATCGCTATAATGCCTGTCAGCAGGCAGGGGTTGAACCAGTGTTTAACACTTGGAATGGAAAAGGCTCTCTTGTGGCCTTCGTGATCTCGCTCAACTTGCACCGCCGTCACCTTTCATCTATCCAAAAAGCCGCCGTTGGTTTTGAGTCCCTGCCATTCCTGGAAGCAGAGGCAAAAGAACGTCAGCTTAGAACATCAGCAAACAGGGAAAAGGCAAAAGAGGAGCAAAATCTTGTGGTGCAAAAAATTGCACAACAAGATTTTGCTCCAAAGGAAGAAAACAAGTCACGAACACAGGCGGCTAAGATGGTTGGAACGAATAAGCAGTATATTTCTGATATGAAGAAGTATAAAGAGGAGTGTCCAGATGTGTTTGACGCTGCCAAAGAAGGGAAAGTCAATGGTTCGCAGGCAAAAGCCATTGCTAAACTTGACGAACCAACACGTAAAACCGTCATTACTCGGATTGCGCAAGAGCCTGAAACACCCGCAAAAAGCATTTTGAGAGATGAACAGCAAAGAAAACGAGTCAATATTGCAAAGGATAGTGAAACGTCAACACGCGCCTGTCATCAGTCTATACATGAAATAACAACAAAGTATCGCGTTATTTATGCCGATCCTCCTTGGTTTTATGGGAATGACCAAACCAAAGCCATGCCAGGAAGTACACGGCCTGAAGATCACTATGTCGCTATGCCCTTGCAAGACATCTGCGATCTGCCTGTTAAACGGATAACCTTAGACGATGCTGTCTTGTTCTTGTGGGTAACATCCCCTTTGTTGGAAGAAAGTTTTCAGGTCATCAGGGCGTGGGGATTCAAATATAAAACGTCGTTCGTATGGGATAAGGTCAAGCATAATTTCGGACACTATAACAGTGTTCGCCATGAATTGCTTTTAATCGCTACTAAGGGAAGTTGTACGCCTGACAAGAAGATATTGCATGATAGTGTCCAGAGTATAGAGAGAACCGAACACAGCGCAAAACCTGACGTATTCAGAGGATTTATTGACGAACTGTATGACGTTGGAAACCGTATCGAGTTATTTTCACGAACTAAAAACGAAGGGTGGGATTCATGGGGGAATCAATTATGAATAGTCAATTATCATTATTAGAACCTGTCAGACAACAAATGAATGACGTAAAAGGGAATACGCACCTTGTTAATTATGGTATTCAGACAGAAACGAGTGATTATCATGTTCATATTGCATACCTGAGCCAACACGCTTACATATTCCCAACGAAGGTCGGGATCGCCTTAGTCATGCAAAAAGGTCATAATCAGAGCAAGGATGTCTTTATGAATGCCAGTGATGGAAGGAAGCTCAAAACGGCCAAAGGGTTCCCGGTTGGCGTTGGTGAGTTTAGCGAGATGCAAGAGGTTTTGATTCCTTCTGACGTTCATCAAAAAAACCAAATTCATTTTAAAATGTCCACTACAATGAAAGGGCAGATTGCTGTCAAGATTACCCTGGAAATGCTGAAACGTCATCTTATCAACTTGCCTCTGGACGTAAACGAGATTAATGATAAAACATTACAGATACAGGGGTCTGACATTATCGTCAAAATGAATACGAGATTACAGGTAAAGTGTGACTTTCAGGGAGGGTCAAAGAAATATAATAAGTTTTGCACGGGTAACTTATTTTTACAGACTCACGAGTGTAACCCGTTCAGGAAGTTTTGATATTAACCAACAAACCAACACAGGAGAAACCAATGAAACTTGACCTTGCCAGAAAACTTATCGGCGCGTGTATGTTAGCAGGCGTGATTGTCGGCGTCATGATGACGTTATACCTCAGAAATGATAGTAAGCTGCTCCTCTCTTCGCAGGCGTGGAAACACCAACGCATCAAAACCGAACTCTTGCGAGAAGAACAGGCTCAAGAGAAGATTCGCGCGGCCATCGCGTTTATCCCCTGGAAAACGTCAGCCTATAAATGGGGATTCATGCTGATTATCGGTTCCGTCTGTTCCGGCCTGCTCATTGTGGCGGCAACAAAGGGAGCAGGGTATCTCATGAAGGCGAGCGTTGTCTTTGCGGAAGTCAACGATTCAAAGATTCCCATTCGAACAAAAGACCTGGGCAAAATGACGCCGGCAGTGATGATGCTGACGCAAGCTCAGATGATAGCGGCACACTCGCAAGAGAAATGTTTTGAGATGGTGGTGGAGGCTCACAAGATGACGCGGGGATTGAGACCAGACACCCGGCCTGCCTTGCAAGGGGCTTTCCCTCAACTACCCATCACTAAACATAAAACACCATCTTTTCGGCACGTCCTGGACAGTTTGCAGGCGGGGGATGATATGGTTCTGGGCTATGACTACACGTCCGGCCATGCGATTTCAGGCACGTTTGACAAAATTTATAGCTGTGGAATCTTTGGGAAGTCTGGCTCAGGCAAAACGACCGGCCTGTATAGTATTATTAGTCAATCTCTGCTGACATCACCAGGGATTACGTATTATGTGATTGACCCACACAATAAGCGCCCGGAAGGATTGACCGCCGGGCTGCCAAAGACTGATAATTTTCATCATCTTGACCCGCATGACTGCCGGTCTGGTCTGTACGAATTTGGAGACTTGCTCAACAGGCGACTTGATACCATAACAGATTATCACGACACGCCCCTTGTTATGCTGATTGACGAACTTCCCGTTTTAATGGATACACCAGAGGGTAAAAGTGTTGAGGCTCTGCTTGGCAGGATAGCGAAGGAAGGGCGCAAGGTGTCTGTCTTCTGTCTTATCGCTGGACAGGATACACGCATCAAATCGGCAGGTGGAAATCGGGATCTGCTCTGCTCAACGATAGGATACAATATGCTCAAAAAACAGGCAGGATATCTTTTCGGGGATAAAGACACGGTTGATCTTCATAAAGTTGTCAGGGACGGGAAGGAGGCTGGTCTGTGTGTATTTTCAGCAACGGATGATGAACCGCTGCTTGTTCGTCAACCCTTCTGTCAATCGGCAGATGTCGAGTATGTGGAGAAAATCGTCAAGCAAGCGAACGGAAAAGATGTGGTGTATGCAGTGGAAAACACTGGAAAACAGGCGGAAAAGAGCGTGATTGAATCCGTCAATGCGTATCTGCAAACCGACGGGAACACAGGCGGAAATCTGGCTGAACGTGCTGGGATAAGCGGGAAAGATTTGAGTCAATATCGCGGGGGAAAGGGGATGTCAATAGAACGGAAAACCCGAATCGAAACCGCCTTAATTGAGTTTTTTAGCGCACCTGAAAAAGTGGAAAACACTGGAAAACAGGCGGTCACGACCGGAAAAAATGTTATTCCGTTTGGAAGGAAATGACAAGGTGAACGCATCCCTTCTCCTTCTCAATATTCACGTCAATAAGAAGTTTTTTGTGAAAAAATGCCGGGTTTGCCTGCTATCAGGGGAACGTATTTTTGCAGAAAATAAAAGAATTTAGGGGGTTTCTTCGCGTGTCCAGTCTGTTTTTCTTTTTTTGGCTATCATGAGAGTCTGCTCTATCTTGCCCTCCAAGCCTTCGAGCGACGCCTGAAACCCTCCCATGTATTCGTCATAGTGGTTGCGGTCTGTTACGAGTTTCTCATTTATTTTTTCCAGGTTCATCGCTATGGCAGTCAAATTTAATCCTGTCGCTGTCTGTATTTTAAGCTGTTCTGACTCGTGATCAAGGTAGCGAGTGACAGCATCACGAAGGAAGACAGCCGTGCCGTTGATGAGATATTTTTTGACGATAATTGCGATGACTACAAACGTCACAATGTCGCTCACAAAACCGCTTGTTCCGCCTTCAATGAGCTTTTCCAACAGCTTAAACTCTTCCACTATTCTACCTCTTTCAGCTTATGTAAGACATCTATCGTACAGGCTCTTGCTTTTATGTCGCGGCTGGTTAATTGAGAGTCTGGAAACTCCACCCCTGACAAGGATTCCAGCACGGAGAACATGGTTTTTGCGGCCAGATGAACGAGTGGCCTGCGGTCTGGCAGGTTCATCAGATCTGCTGCTGATTCTGTGAGAGTTTCCTCAATTATTAATGCAATTTCGTGTGGTGTATATTTCATAAGATTCCCCGTGTTCCTTACTGTTTTAGTCGTTTTGTTGCCATCCGTCCGCTTACGCATAGAAGTCAGGAGCCTTGTTTTTTGTCGGTAACTGCGTACTCTGATAATGTACATCTGTGAAATGAAAGAACGGATCTGGTACTGCTCCGCTGGACGTTATCGCATTAGCCGAAAGATACACACGAACAAGAATCAACCCGTCAATTTCCAGGTCATCAGTGTCGAGTTGACTGGCTGAAGGAGATGTTGCCGAAATCTGAACCTCTGCAATCATGTGATAATATTGGGTCGTGTTCGCGTTTTGCAATATTGTCGTGTTGACCGTCGCCGGGAATGCTGCCTGTTGATGTCCTTTGGCATACGTAATATCATACCCTACGGTAATGCTTCCGCCTGTCACAAGGGTACTATCATGCGTCCAGTGGGTATGAAGAAACAAGTCTGTCCCTGGTGCGTAATCATGCGGCATGTGAAAATCAACCCACACCTCATCGTTGACCGCAAACTCGAACGCTCTGATATTTCCCTGCCAAATATTAAAACCCGGCTGAGTGCCTCCCGTCCCTCTATTGGATACAGTTCCAATCATGTCATGCCAACCGAAATCAGGAGAAGCGGTATCAATTTTGATCGCCGTGCCGCTTGCCTTGTTCATCGTGATGTTTCCAGAAACATCTAAGGAAGTCGCTGCTGTGACCCCGCCCAACGCGCCAGGGTTGCCAACGATTCCGGCCTTGACATCACTGTAGTCGGTCTGTTGGGCTGCTCCTGCAATGGACGTGCCCATCAATGTCATATCGGAAGATTCTAAATCCGTATTGACGACGGTTGTTATTCCCGTCCCACCAGGATAAACTAAGTTTGACATAATTTTAAGACTCGATACACACTTGATCTGAACCGATATACACCAAATCATTTTTGATATATATAGTATGGTCAAGCGTAAGTCCTTCCAATCCTTGTAAGGTTAAGGTAGACGTGAAATCATCCAAATTGATAGTTTTTTCCCTAAGCTGAAACACTTTTCTCGTTTCTACGTCCCCGTTTTTATCGACAATCAACGATAGTGTCGCCTCTAATTGGTCAAGAAGGTCAATAGGCAAATATTTAAAGTCTTGACCCTGGTATGACACCACCCAAGCGGGGGATGTGTAGAGTTTCAGGAGTCTATTTTTGATAAGGTTGACCGTCGCCGTGTTTCGTGTCCAGTCAAAATTAAAATCCCATGTCTTACCCGTGTAATTTTTATTAGCAGAATATAAATCAGAATCGTCTACCGTTCTATAATACGAGGTATCCGCGCCCGTTTTGAATCTCCTGTCAATCTCGACAGCAGATACAGCGTAATTTATAATCACCCTGTCAAGCACGTTCTCAATGTCTTTTTGCGCGCTGTAGGTGATAGCCTCATATTCAAAGATCTCGTCTTGCACGCTATCCTTGTCAAGGAGAGGCAAAAAAGAAATGACAAGCTTTCCCTGCTCATTGAAAGCAAACGAACCCGCAAAAGAATTGAGGATATTTCTAATCCAGAAACCGAGTTCTTTATTGACCAGAATCATTCCCGCACACGTGTACGAATTGAGAATGCAGAAAGTTTCCCCCTCTGCGAAGGATGTCGTGTCTTTCTCCCATGCCAAATTTCCGACAAGATCCGCCACGTAATCGAGCAGATCCTCTATAATGTCCACAGGATTTGTGAGGAGTATCCCCCCTGACCATTTCCCCTGACACCGGACAGTCACAACGCTATCCCCTTGATCTGCTGAAAAAGTGAGTTTGGCTATCGCGCCCTGACTCTCATAATCGTCGGATTCGTCAAACGTCCAGCCTGACGGCGTCAATACATCGTCAACCCAGACAGAAACTGTGTTGCCTTGTGCGACGGAAGCAATAGTCCAGCCTGCCACGCAATACACAAAATTCACGCTATCAATGAGAGGAGCGACCCAAACCCCAGCATCTGAGTTTTCTATACAATCCCCATATATGAGAGGGCGGTTGACGTTTTTCTGGTTGTTGCCAGGATTCGTATAAAGGGCTGTGGTAGGGAATACCACCTCTGTCAAGGCGTCTATGGAATCCTCTCCGTCTACCGTGCTTGTCACTTCGACCGCTGTTCCGTATGCCGTCCATGTGCCATCAACAAGAGCGAGATCCGTGCCTGTGATTTGTTCGGGAAAATCAATTGGTGTGTTGTCTGACGTGTTGAGCAGTTGATATGTTTCACCAGCAGGGTTGGAAAAGTTCATATTATAAATTTGACCGTTGAATCCATTTGTACCGTCCCCCCCAACATAAATGTCTTCGTTGGAAGTAGGGGTATCTTCGGTCGTATCGAATGCTGGAGTTCCAAACTTTTGCACTCTATGATTTCCATCTGATACAAAAATATCACCCGCCGAATCAATAGCAATACCAAAAGGATTATTGAATTGCCCATCACCAGAGCCAGAACTCCCAAACTGCGAGATGTACGATCCAGAAGAATCAAATTTTTGGACTCTGTGATTGCTTTGATCTGTTACGAAAAGATTTCCTTCCGTGTTGATTGCGATCATTGCCGGATGCGTAAATTGCCCATCACCAGAGCCAATACTCCCAAACTGTGAAAGGTACGATCCGGAAGAATCAAATTTTTGGACTCTGTGATTGCTCACATCTACTACAAAAATATTTCCTGCCGAATCAAATTTAATCCCGATTGTACCACTTGTAAATTGTCCATTCCCAGAACCAGAACTCCCAAACTGTGAAAGGTACGATCCGGAAGAATCAAATTTTTGAACTCTGTTTTGGATGCTATCCGTGACAAAAATATTTCCTGCCGAATCAATATCAATTCCTGACGTTCTTGTAAATTGTCCATTCCCAGAGCCAGAACTCCCAAACTGTGAAAGGTACGATCCGGAAGAATCAAATTTTTGAACTCTACTATTTCTACTATCCGTGACAAAAATATCACCCGCCGAATCAAAAACTATATCTATCGGTTTGTTAAATTGTCCATTCCCAGAGCCAGAACTCCCAAACTGTGAAAGGTACGATCCGGAAGAATCAAATTTTTGAACTCTGTGATTATTCTGATCTGCTACAAAAATATTTCCTGCCGAATCAATTGTCACGCCTCGTGGAAAACTAAATTGTCCGTTCCCAGAGCCAGAACTCCCAAATTTTGAGATATACCCAAAAAGAGACTGTTCGAAACAATCTCCTGTATTACAAATCGACAAAAACCCTGGTGTCGTTCCCCACTGAAATATAGGGAAGTTTGCCCCGGTTGAGGCTGTTACGTCTGATGTGATTGTGGTGTAAGTAGGAGAGCCTGTCAGTGCGTCCGGCGTGTATTTCACGTAGTAGAAATCATTTGCATCTATCCCGATTTCCAGACGGGTTGAACCAAAATTATTATTTTCGAGACGGAATAAAACCTCTGCGGTTCCGGTGGTGTCCCTGTTCATTTCCATTGACCATTCCCATTCAGACGACACATCCGTAAAGAAGAGAGGCTCAACCGTTGCGTAGATGTATGACTCATACGCTGCCTTTGTCGCCCCGCCTGCGTTGTCCAGTGCGTAGGTTGTGGTAGTGTCCAGGGTTGGGGCTGGGGGATCTTCCGGTTCGACTGCTTGATCTGCCAGAAATTTAATATTCTGAATCGTCAGGGTATAAGCGGAGATGACCCCGTTAAACAGGGGCTGAAAGTCTGCGAAGACAAACCCAGGATACGCAAACCCCTGGTAGAGTGCTAATTGACCGCCGATGAACTCTTCACGTCCGCAGATTGTCGTGAAATACCCGTCAGCATTGTCACAAGTGAGGGTGTAAGTAGCCATCTCTTGAGTCGAAAGAGAGGGAAATATCTGGTCACTTTCTTCGGAGAGAGCCTGCCGGAAATCACCAAACGATAAGACTCTTGCGCTCCATTCTAAGGTGTCGATTGTGCTACCAACATAATCGGATGTGGGGGTTTCTTTGCCAAAACACCGCGTTCCCCTGTCGGAACCAACAAAGGCCATAATGAACGGCTTTGCGCCTGCCTTGCGAGCCTTATTATAGTTGTCGGTATATCGTCTCATACCTTAATCACCTCTTCAAGATTCATAGTGACCCCGCTATTGAGAAGATACTGAAAATAAGTGTGTTCCCACTCTCCTAAGTCCGCCCACTCCATCAGTGTCAAGGTGTCCGCCTCATCCTGGAAAAGATGAACCCACAAGGGGAGAACCCTGTGAGTCGTTGTATTGACCAGAGCCGCTTGAAGAGCGATAAAGCTGTCAATATCATTATTCGAGACGACATTCCCAAAATCTAGACTTAATTTCTTTTGGCTTCCGTATGCGTACCGCCTGAAAACCCCCGGCTCTGACGTGTTGGCCTGTATTGTGTATCCGTCAACCTGAGAAGACCCCCACCATGCATTGACTTGTTCAAGTTCGAGATAGGTTCCTAAGAAAATGTTAGCGGCCTCGACATATCCGTCAGGGTTGGCGGCATCTGTAATCAGTATCCTCCAATATTGATACGTCTCGCTCAGATACAAATAAAGAGGTTCTTGAATCGTGATATTCCCAGAATCGTAAGAAGGCGATCCCCAGGAATCAGAGGCATTCCCTTGTAAGTTACATGTTGCCCCTGCCGATAGGTTGTGGTCTTGTAGGATAAATGCCGTGACCGCCTGAGCACTCCCTAAATTGATAATAATAGTTTCAGACGTGTCTGCTGTGGTTCTCCACGTCGTCATCCGATTACGGTCAAGCGGTCGTTCTGTTCCGTATGTCGCCCTTGCGTCCCATTGCCACGAATCGGCGATGATAAAGTCAGATCCGGTTGCGCCTGTATGTGCGACAGAAAGACCGCCGCCCAACCCGTCAGCACTCAGGGCATACGCGGGGGTTGTCCTGGTGACGACACCGGTTTCTTCCCACGCACCCGCCGCCGTGTCTGACGTTCTCCATTTAAAGGTTGACTGTCCGACTTCTGTTCCGCCTGCGATGCTGTCAATTTCCAGCTCATAATTTAAGTCGAACGCCGCAGCGAAGCTGCCTGTAATGGCAAGAGTCGCCACGCCTGAACCGACTTTAGAGGAATCGCTATAACGACCGGTTGCCTGTGTTGATAATGTGAGAGCAGAATAATCAGGTATGAGATTATTATAGAGAAATCTTAGGTTTCCGTATGCCATTATGCCGCGATCCTCCGTGTGCTTTTACTTGCCAGCCCTGAAGAGATTTGTCGGATGAAACGCTCTTTTGAACTTTCATCAATGACGTTCGTACCCTGGAATATAATAGTCGGGGATGATGCGGGGCGTTGTCCTCCTGTCTGCTGTCCGCCTACTGTGGCAACCGAACTTGTTCGACTCGTAATTGCTTTTGATGGGGTTGGGAGCGTGGGCGCGTTTTGTGGTTGTCTCTTTGACAGCCCGCCCTGTATAGATGCAATCATAGAGCTTGACAATCCTGAATTACTGAGTGCTAACATCTGTTGGTTGACGCCTGTACTCATAGCTTGCGAGGCTTTGCCAAGACTCGCACCCATTGACGAAATGTTGCTGTCAGCCATGAGAGCAGAAGAGGAAACACTGTTGATTTGGTTCGTTAGTTGTGCTGAATCCATTCCTGATTGAATGGCTTGCGCTCCATATCGTTTAAGCGCAGGGGTTAACGATGCTCCTTCAAGTTGATATTCTTGTTCCTCCATCGCCCGTGTTCCGTCTTCAATTTCTTCTTTTGCGTGTTTCGAGGTGAATCTTAATTTGTCTTGATTTTGCCATAAACTACCTATTGCGTCACCAAGCTTTCCAGCTACCTTTGAGGCTGTATCGAGGGGGTTTACAATATCTTTTATTAATCCGATAAAGTCTTTCAAAAAACCCATGCCTGCATCGACCGTCATGAAGAAATCATGCCAATCTAAATCGGCTTTTTTGAGCGCCGCGCCAGCCTCTTTAAAAATATCGACAATATCTTTAAATGATTTCCATGTTGACTTGAGTTGTTCCTCAAAGTTCTTGAGTTTTGGGAAGGCTAATAATAGGGATTCCCAAACAGTATTTCCTTCTTGAATGGAAGATATAAAAACACGAAAGCTACTAATCAATCCGACAAGAGCAAGTTTGGTTGAGGCTATTCCTGAAGGGATTGACTCTTGAAAGAATTTCTGAATGATTCCGCTTTCTTTGGCAAGGTTCGTAAACTCTTTGATAAAAGGTATAATGTCAAGTTGAACAAGAGCTAATAAGCTTTCTCGGATCTGGTCAATAAAACCTTGTGCTGCCATCCACTTCTGAAACTCTTGCGCGCCCGTTACGATGTGTTTTAATAGCTCTTTTAGACCCGGTAAAAGTTGATCTGTGACCGTGCCGGACGTATTAGTCCAGATGACCCCTAACGCGCTCCATAATTGAGAAAATTTTGTAATATTGTTGATGAATTCTGCGGTTACTGAATCCATGCTTTCCAGCCCCTTGTTGGCAGGATCTAAAAAGTCTGACTGAAGTTTAGCCCCCATGTTTGCCATACCTAAAATCGCTGTTGAAACACCAGACCCGGCGAGGCCTAAGTCTTTGAGGTTTTGTGAGACGATCTGGATGCCTTCTGGTGTTTCAGTTGCCATTTTCTGAACACTTTGCAAGAACAACTCCATTGCCCCGCCGATGTCCGTCTGGACGAGTCTATTAAATTCTGATGTGTTAATTCCGAACGCTTCCGCGAATGCGTCTGTGTCCCTTGCCATTACCTGAAATGACCCTTTTAGAGCAGTCGCGGCTTCTTCTGAAGAGATGCCCATCGAACTCATTGCACCTGTAAATCCTATCATATCACCCATAGCAATCCTGAAAGGGGCTAAAGCAGGAGCTATCCTCTTTGCCATTTCTATCATGACAGGAGCCGACGCCCTCGTAGAATCGGCCAATACATTGAATGAGTTGGCCATCTCGCCGACGGTAGTTTTTGAACCCTCAAACGCCCCTTTGATAGTTCCCAGGGATTGCGCTGTTTTCCCGAATGACAAGTCAAGGGCTGCTGACGCCATCGCAACGTCTTTCGTAAATTCAAGAGTTGCCTTCAAACTATTTTCAAAATCTTGACCTGAAAGGAGTCCCTGTTGTCCAGCCGCTTCAAGGATTTCCCCTAACTTCTCCGCGCTCACTGCCCCTTGTAATTCTTGTGATGACAAGTCACGAACTGATTTCGTCAATATCACCATTTGATCGTCTGTCAAATTCGCAGTTCTCCTCGCTCCTGACAAGGCGTCTTCAAGGCTTACCGAACTTTTGAACGCGGCTTTAAATTCATCAGTAATAATACCAACAACTTTCTTGAGTCCTGATACAAGGCCACTAATCGCAGAGCCGACAGCCCCCAACGCGCCCAGGGCAAGCTTGCCAAAAACACCAAAAGCCCGGCCTAATCCTTTAAGGTTATTCTCTATACCAACAAACTCCAAAGCGGCCTTCCTGAGTTTTAGCCTAAGTTCTATCAATTCCTTTGAATAAAACCCTCGAATCCTTGACGCAAGGCTATTTGTTGCCGATTTCGCTTCCTTCTTCGCATCTGCTAATTTCTTCGTTTCCTTGATAGCTTTTTTGGTTGATTCTTGTTTGTCTAATGTCTTAGAAAATTTACCCGCTGCCACTTGTAATTCCTGGAATACTTTTGAGGCTAATAACGCCTGTATAGCAAGCTGTTTCAAGTCATCAGCCATAAGAATGACCGCTGGTGTAATTTCTTGAAAAACATCAACAGCAAATCCAAGATTTGTCGTGAATTTTAGGAAGGCTTTAGATGTCTTCTCTATCCCTTTAGACATGTCAAGGTCCGCAAGCTTAGAAATACTCTTCAATTTCTTCTCAAATGCTCCTAACTTTTTAGAGCCTTCATCCTTTACGATTAGCCTGAAAATAAGTTCATCGGCTGCCATTAATTGAATACCGCCCGGATTCTCTCTTTCACTGCGTTTTTTTCACTTTGAACTAATTGAACAAATTTTCTGATAACGGGTTTTCCTCTTGTCAGCATCCCTTTTAATTGATGGATAGCTCCATAAAAAATGGTCTTAATTTCCATTCGATGTATGGTTTTTAGATGTTTCCAGTTCTTCGCTGACAATTCTGCATCGTCCCTCATCTTGCCCGTATGGTCAAGGATCGGATGACTGTATTTCCCGACTCGTTTTTTCCAGGGGGGGCGACCACCAGCCGCGAAATTTTTACGAATACTCTGCGCCATTATCCGGCTAATATCATCATACATTCCGCCTTGTTTGCCTTCTAATTCTTTCTGCATCTTCCCCAGGTGTTTCAATGCGTCGGAAGCATCAAGCTTTGTTTCAATCCTCATGCTCTATCCCCTGATATGCGGCGTTGATACGTGTGAGTCTCTCGAAGGTTTGCAAAAAATCAAGCCCGATCTCATCACAAAAGAGCTTGACTGTATTCGCATCTATTATTCCTATTTGACGCGCTGCTTCGCCTTCTCCCTGCTGTCTTTGGTGGTTGTACGGAAGTATGATGGAGAATAGGCCAAGCCATAACGCGCCCTGCTCTGTGTGGACTTGGGCGGGGTCTCCATGCTTCGCGCATGGGAGAGGAACAGCACGTTTTAGCACCGGTGCGCCCGCCCGTGTGAGTTCTGATAGGCATGTCAAACAGAATGCCGGTTTGTCTTTGGCTATCCACTTGACATGTTGAGTCAGTCCCGGTCTGTTGTGTCGTCTTTATCCTGTTTAAAGGCGGCGGCACTCGTAAACGCCACAGTGACAGCATCCGCAAACCATTCCAAAAACTGAGGATAGCGAAGGAGCAATGCCCGAAATCCGTCCTTTGAATGCAAAACAGGTTTCCCGTCTATTGAGAAAAGTCCAGAGCTGCCAGTCACACACAAATCAGAAAGTTCAGAACAGTATTTTAGACGGTCGCTCCTGACTTCTCCTTCTTTTTGACTGCGTGTTCCGCTGCCGGAATCAACCACAACCAAACGGTTATATTTCCTGCTCAAATCGCGTTCTTTTTTTCTGATTTTATCGTTTATGCTTACAACGATTTCCGGCACTGATTCCCCATCTTCAACCAATAAGCAGTCAACAGGAATAACTTTTTCAATAGTGACATCTTGCGTTAATTCAGACAGATCAAACATTGAATCTCCTTTTAGAAGGTAGCGATAGCGATTTCATGGTCATTCCCCAACACAGCGTCTTTGACGGCCTGCAATGACGAATCAACAGACATGAGTTCATCCGTCACGAGAGATGACTCGCCGATGATCTGTTTTGCCACGTTGACCGCAAAAATATTATTAGCGGTATCACCCAGCACAACTTGTAAAGCTGAACCAATAACGTTGTCTCTCATTAGGAATTCAGACCAATCGGTAAAAAATGGAGAGCGTGAAATATTGACTGTTCGCTCTGTAAAGTCACGCCCCGAAAATCCTGAACTTGACACCATACACTTCTTAGCAACATCCGCCATCTCAATCGTTATTGTGAGCGTGTCCTTGACGTATCCACACTGATTATGGACAATATAACAGGTTTCTGTTGCAGTTCCTGCACCTGAGAGTGTTGCGTGTGTCAAGGTCTGGTTTGTCCCTTCAGTCCCCGTAACCGCGCTGATGGCCTTCGTCTCATACACGCCCGAACCGACATCGACAATAATGGAATCACTCGTTGTGACCTGAAAATTTGGGGCGACCAGAATCGTTTCGGTGGTTGTGGGGCTGCCTGTAATCACTCCTGAAAATATCGTTTTGCTTGTGATTCCTAAACACATAAGGGGTTGTGTTGTGCTGTCGTAGGTGGGCGTCACTGCCTGCGCTGTCCGGTCGTATGTCGGAGTCAACGCCTTGACCGTGAAAGCCATCGTTGCATTTTGCCCGACCTCGAAATTCATCTCACAGTTCGTGACCTTACAACCTGCCAACCTGAGCCGAAGAAGGTCTTCAAAGTAAATGTAAGACGTGAAAGAAGGGTGTGAAGTACTTGAAAGCATCCACGATATTCCGGCTGAGATGGGGTCTGTCGATACGGGCGTCGCTGATAACGGAGGAAATACCGTCAAGGCGTCCGTTGCGATCCCGTCAATTCTGATGACCTCATCATTCACGAGGATTAACTGTCCTAAAGTGAAATCCTGTCCAACAGTTGTCGTGAAAAGGTCTGTTGTCGGGCCGGGAGCTGCTGCGACTGTGTTGTCAGTGTTCGCGTTCTGCTGTCCCATAATGGACTTCATGAACATTGCCCACTCCGGCGCAGACTTTGTGCCTTTACCCTTAATATTCATGGTGACGGAAAACCCTAAATCCTCTGAATACATGCCGGGTTGTGGTGATGTCTTCGTTAGCGACGCGGTGATCTCGTTGCTGGGTATTAATTCCCTATCAATATTTACTTCGATTCCGTCCGCTGTAAAAATGAGAGCACCCAGCGCAATCTCATTGACGGGGGTGTTCTCCGTTACTTCTTCTACTATGCTAATTTCTGTATTTCTTAGCGCAATCGTGCTCATATTTAAACGCTCCTCACATCTGTGTTGACGTGTGTCATTATCATTTCACAACTGCCTGACCACTCGCCCGACTGAGGGGCTATGCTGGCCTGTGAATAGTCCTTACTTGTCACGTCAACCCACTGTGACAAGCTGAATCTTTGTGCAAAAAAAGCGGTCTCGATCAAGTCCAGAATGTCCGCCGCCGATTTATCCTCTTTATCTCCTGAATCCTCGGTAAAAACAGAGAACCGGACAGGGTATTGTTTGAGCATATACCGCCCACAATTCGACACGGTTTCTGACGTGACCTGCCCCATCCTGACAATTATCAGAGGCAACACCGTTCCGTAATCAGGAGGCAGATCCGACGCAGTGAACATCACGAAAAACGAATTTACGTCTTCCAGCGTTCCGCTTGTGGCGGTTTCTGTGGTCAATTTCGCGTCTATGGCCTCAAGCAGACTAACTGCGATGTCACTCATTATAGTACACAATGTCAGCGTCAAAAGAGGAGTCTGCATCGTCAACCTCTGTTCTTTCCGACAAGTCCTCTGTAACTCCGTATAAATCATCAACGCCGTCTCGAATACGCTCCAAAGATAAAAGAGCCTCCTGGTAAAGCTGAAGGAGCAAGGGCGACTGTGAATTGTTTGAACTTGAGAACCAATACACACAAAGGTCATCTGAGATTGAAAGAACCCGCTCCGGGGCTGTCGAAATTGTCCAGGCTGAAATGACCGTCTCTCCGTATCGCCTGGTCAAATAGCTGAAAATCAGACCAGATGCGAACTGATACCCCTGTGTCAGCGTTCCGGGGTCTGGGATGGTGTCACTGTTCTTGTCAGTCCACCCCAGAACCCGTTTTGAATTCGCCCTTTGTTGGACGGTTGTCAATGTCGAAAATTCTGTCAAAGCCATATTAATTCGTACTTCTTGTCAGTTCAATATAATCATTGTCGGCTTGCACATACAGAGTCAAGGTCTCATCGACGCTCGCCGTCCATGCTGCTGAAAGTGCGAAATTCCCGGCGTCTGCGATTGTGCTGCTATTGGTAGCACTTCCGCCCACAAGAATCACGATGCTTCCTACAATCGGATTATCAAGGTCTGTAATCGCCGTCGCTC